TTAATTTCGATTATTTTTCCCGGATGGAAAATTCTTAGAAACCGATCACATACAGCTGCATTTATTAAGGTTATCATCCGTTTCGCTGAAAAACATAACCCATAAAATGCTAGCTGTACCAGGAACCACCTCCTTAGCCTGTGTAATCTCCCTTACACGGGCTTATTTTTTACGCGTAATTCAATGAAATAAAAGGATTTATTTCTGGTCACGTCCACACATTGACCACATCGACAAAAAAGCCCCTCGACTGAGGGGCTTTCTGTTTGTAATTACATCCACATAATTTGCTGCCCTGACGGTAACGGGTGCGGCCTTACGGCGTGGACTTCTCCCGGCTTCACGATGTATCTCTGTACCGACTCATAGGTGATGAACGTGGCGCTGCAATTCACGTTCTGGCACTGGTGATAACGCTCTTTTGTCGTGTCAGTGATATAGCGACTTGTACGCGCATGTGCGGCATGCTGGCATAAAGGACAATGAAACATCGCGAGCACCTCTTCCGGTTTTGTTGATGGTGCCATTTTAGTTAATTTATCCTTATAAAACAAACAGATAAATAAACCACATCACTCATCATCTTCTGTTTCGTACTCCACATCAGAAAGCCTGACCTCAAGCTCCAGGGACGTCGTGAAGCCGCTATTATTCAGAAAATGTGTCACCTTAGTGATTGTCCAGTCCTGCTCGTCTATGACGCGCTTAAAGCCTGACACTTTAACCGGTGCTTCCGTGTAAATATCTGCCCGACCGGTAGCCAGGCTGATGGAGAACTCCGCTACACCCCGTTGCAGTTTATCCCACTTCGCCTGAGCTGCGCGCATGGCCTGTGCTTTCGTGGCATATACCGTGGTCAGGGCAAAAACGTTGTCAGCCTCACCTGCCATGTATTCACCTTCGCGCGCTTCCGGTACTTTTGGCGCTTTCTTCTGCCTGACCGGTTTCGCTTTCGGGTGCTCCAGTGCGCGCAGGTGTTTCTCTTTCTTTTTGCGTTTCAGTTTTACCTTCTGCTTTTGCGGCTTCGGGTCTTTGGTGTGTAACCACTTTGCCGTTACGCCGGTATAGGCTCCACGGTCAGCAATCGCAAAATGATGACGGTCACCGTCACTGCGGGTGATGGTAATCTGCGGGACTTTTTTACCGCTGGCCGTCACCCCCTGCCCCGCTTTGAGAAACAACAGTTTTCCCATTTTTACCGACACCTCACCGCCGTTGCGTTCAGCAAGGCGGGTCAGGAATTTCGCATCAGACTCCTGCGACTGGTCGATGTGCGGGATTTTAATTCCGGCCAGTGACGGCGCAACACTGGCTTCCAGCCTGTTACGGGAGGCTATCGCCTCAACAATCGCACCGAGCGTGGTGTCATGCCAGGAGCCTTCCCGGCGGGAATTGAGCGTCCCGCGAAAATCTGCACTCCGGGCGCGGATGGTGACCACATCCGGTGCGCCCCGGTGTTCAACCTCATCAACGGTAAATTTCCCTTTGCATACCAGGGCAAAACCTTTCCAGCCGATATACACCGTCAGGACAGCGCCACGAACCGGCAGCCCGACCTGCCCGTCGGCATCGTTCAGTTCAATATCAAGCTGGTCAGCCTCAAAGCCCCGGTTATCCGTCAGGGTCATGCTCATCAGACGGTCGCTGATATTGCCGGTAATATCCCTGCTGTCGAGCATCAGCATGTAATCCGGCGTCAGCGTACTGCCTGCATCAAATGTCAGCGCATCCAGCATTATCCCGCCCCCGTCATACCCGTGAATCTGGTCGCCATACTGCCAGCCTTACCGATGAGCGATTCCGCCTGTTTACCGATATCGCCATAAAGCGCGGCCAGTGATTCATCAACGCGGGTGAGCGACAGCGTAAAATCAATTTTCCGGGGTGTGCCGTCTGCAAAGAAAATACTCCCTGTTTCACTCACCCTGCTGATGACATACATGCCGTAAATCATGCCGGTGCCATCCAGCAACGGCCACGCCCGGCCTTCCTCTGCCATCAGTCTGAGCGTGGTCATCGTCAGCTTTCCGCCTGTCAGTTCGGGATAAAGCACACCGGCAAGCGTAATGTTTTCCTCGCCAACACCGAGAAACTGAAAGGCATCCCGTTTACCGATACGGGAATTTGACGGCCAGCGATAATCTGATTCACGCTGCATGGTCTGGTGTGGCAGCGTCTGGCGCATAAAAACAAACATACCTAACGCGAGCATCATTTTTCCTCACCTCCTTAACCGTCATGCATCATGCTGGCACGGGCGCGCGCACGTTTATCCCGCTCGTATTTTTCGAGCGCATCCTGTAACTGGCGGTCAAGCTGTGTCCCCGGCGCAGTACCACCCGTAAGGCTGATGTGATATTCGTTTTTACTCTGGTCTACATAAGAGCGACCAGCCGGTGCCGTGACCGGCTGATAAGCCTGATAGCCTGCATAAGAGCTGGTCGCCGGAATATAACCACTGCTGCCATACGTGGCGGCTTGAGTTCTGGCGGCGGTCTGGTCAAGTGTGTCTGACTCTTTGTTGATGACACCGAGTTTTTCCAGTACCCAGTCAATACCACTGCGCAGTTTGTTGAACGCATTAAGCGGCAGCATCAGCGCGTCAGCCAGTGCCTGCCCGAACATGACGCCCGTGTCACGGCAACGGTTCAGGGTGTCCTGGGTGGCTTTGACCGGGGCAATCAGGTTTTTAAACCACTGCCACGCGGCCTGTAACTTTTCACCCAGCCAGTCAAACACCGGTTTAAGTGGCGTGAAAAATTCCCCCACCGGCGCAAATGCCGCTTTCAGCCCTTCAACCACACCGCCAAAGAATGCGCTGACAGGCTCCCAGTATTTACGGATAAGCAACGCCCCGGCGACAATGGCGGCCACCACAGCCACAACCGGCCAGCTAATCGCCCCGATGGCCGTCATAACGGCACTGCCAACCGTCGTGAAGATTGCCCCCATTGCGCCTGCTGCCGCGATGATGGCATTGATGCCGGTGATAACCGGCCAGGCTACGAGGCCAATGGCACCAATGATGCCAGTCAGCGCCAGTGCACCACCGGCAATAATGCCGATGGTTGACGCCAGTGATTTATTTTTCTGGATCCAGCCGTCGAGTTTTAACACATACTTTGTGGCCGTCTGCGTGAGCTTACGCAGTGCGCCTTCCTGCTGGTCAAACAGGTCAGTCCCCACCGCCTCATAAGCGGACTGAAACTCCTTAAAGTCACCGCCGAGGTTGTCCTGCATGATATTTACCAGCTCTGCGGTCTTTCCGTCTGAGGCTTTAAACGCAGCGGTCAGTTTGTCCAGCTTTCCGGTTGAGGCGGCAGTCATCAGCACAGCGGCGGCTGAGCTGGCCTCCTCCCCGAAAATGGTTTTCATGTATTCAGCCTGCTGGGCAGTACCGAGCCGGTTTTTCTCAAAACTGGCCTGCATTTCTTTCAGAATGGTAAATACTGGCCGGGTGTTTCCCTTGCTGTCTGAGGTTTTCACACCAAGCTCTTTGAGTGCATCCCATGCTTTTCCCGTCGGTGCCTGCAGGCGGCTTAACACGGCACGGCTTCCCGTCCCCGCCATTGAACCGGTAATTTTTGCATCATGCAGTGCCCCGACCATTGCGGCGGTTTCTTCAATACTGACACCGGCATTTTTTGCCACAGGTGCGGCATAGGTCAGCGCATCGCTCATACCGTCAAAATCGGCGGCGGTTTTGTTCATCGTCATGGAGAGAACATCCCCGATATGAGCGACCTTATCGTTTGAAAGCTGAAAGGCGGATTTCATCCCCATCAGCAGGGCGGCGTTTTCTTCCATCGTGCGACGGTTCGCCAGCGCCATATTCAGCGTGACCGGCGTTGCCGCCTGAATGGCATCAACATCCCCACCGGCTTTCGCAATAATAATCTGCGCACCGGCTGCATCATCTGCCGAGGCGGCGGTATTGTCGCCAAGCTGACGCGCCTGTTTGCGGAGCGCGGCCATTTCGGCGGAGTCTTTTGCCACACCTAGCACGGCCTGCAATTCTGAGTTTTTCTGCGCAAACTCATAACCGGGCATCAGCAGCTTAACACCGGCCATCGTTCCCGCCGCCGCAATCCCCACACCGGCAGCGCCCACTGAGGCCATATTTCCGGCCAGCTCCTTTCCGGCCTGATAACGCTGTTTGACTGCGTTAAGTTTTGCCTGTTGCGCACTGACACGCGCCAGCGCGTCGCGCTGACGGTTAAGCTGTGCGGTGGTTTCACTGATACGGTTTTTCAGTCCCTGCTCATCATGTGCAAGATTGCGGGTATTAATTCCCACAGCGGCCAGCTCCCGCTGCTGGCGTTTAACGGAATCCGTCAGGCGGTTATATTTCGCCTGTAAGTCCTCCGCCGCACGCTTTGCTGATTCCAGCACTTTCGCCTGAGCACGGGTCGGACGCTCGGTGTTTTTAAACTGTGTGGCAAGGGCTTCGGCCTCCTGCCGTGCCTTTTCAAGTGCATGACCAGTCACGGCGAGCTGTGCACTGGTCTTGCGGAATCCCTCAATACGGGATGCATGACCGTTCAGCTCGCGCAGTGATTTTTGTGTTTCCCGGATATCCCCCGACAGCGACTTGCTCGCTGTGCGGATGGATTTAAACGGGCGGGATGCCTGGTCAACAGCCCTGAGCAATACCTGTAATTTTACATTGTTACTCATTCGTGTTTCCGCTTCGCCTGAGCGCCTTTTCGCGCCATGTGATGAGTTCGGTCAGGCTCATGGGATACAGTTCTGATGGCGGCCAGTGAAATACCACTGCCACATCCGCCATCAGGTCATCGACCGAGAGATTTTTCGGAAACGTCACTGCACCGAGTTCGGCGACAAAAAACCGACCACCTTACCGGCCAGCGCCACAAGGTCAGGCAGTTCCAGTGCGGCGACCTCCTGCTCGGTCAGCATCGGTGCCGTCATGCGCGGCAGCACCTTAATCAGTGCATCGACTTCGGAGTTCGCGACCGCTGCCAGACTGACACCGCGCAGCGTCCCGGCACTGGGTTTCATCAGCGTGACCTGTTCGATGACCTGCTCACCACGCTTGACCGGATTTTCCAGGGTAATGACATTTTCTTTGTTCATGGTTTTCTCACTTCTGAATCAGGGTTAACCGGTCAGCCTGGCTGACCGGATGAAAATCACAGGCCGATATTTCGGCGGTGTTGCTCCAGCCGGTCGACGCCGTTCACCTTCTCAATCATGTTAATGGTGTCGATTTCGACCAGCTCCTTACCGTCCATCGTCAGCCGGAAATAGGTGCAGACCACGGAGATTTTCGACTCAGTGTCTTCTCCCTGTTTCCCCTCGCCGGTGTCGATTTCTTTCTGACGTCCACGCATGACCACCTCGACGGCCACCGTTTCGCCGGTATCGTCGCGCTGGTAAGAGCCAGCAAAACGAATCGGTACGGCATCCACACCGGTTGCGGCGTAAAGCTCCCAGATAACCGAATCCGGGAAGCCACCGAGCGACCACTCCATTGACAGCGCATCGTCATCAAGGCCGAGGTCTACCGGTGCGCTGCCGTTCATCCCCGCACCGCGATAGTTTTCGAGCTTACGGGTCAGTTTTGGTAGCGTGACGGACTTTGCAACGCCCTGATAGCTGTAGCCGTTCAGAAAGACGTTCATTAACTTGAGTTTGCGCGGCATTGCCATCGGTCAGGCTCCTTAATTGCTGTTAACCGAAGTGACCAGACTTGCCAAGTATCTGGAAGTAATACGCTGGCGCAGGGTCAGGTTTTCGAGAGGAGGCACCGGGGTATAGTCGTAGTCGATATACAGTTTTCCGGCCTTGAGGGTTTCCGCATCGTTGGATTCTTCGCTGAACCAGCATGTGCCATCCACGATATAACCGTTGTTTTTCAGTTCACGGAATTTGGCATTGATGCCGTCAATGATGTCGCGAATCAGCGTTGCGGTGATGGGCTTATCAATAGCCCACATGTGCGCCTCAGCCATCGTGTCGGCCAGTACCTGCGCGGTGCGTGTGTAGCTTTCAAAGAGGAACAGCGGGTCATCAGAGCAGGTACGGTTACCCCAGAAACGGAAACCGTCGCGGCGAACCAGCGTTGTGACGCCTGCCTCGTTCAGCAGGTCAGCATCAGTGCCTGGCTTCTGCAAATCCCAGAAGACGGATGCACTGATGCCGGTAACACCGTTCACCCCGACGTTGGACAGCGTTTTATGCCAGCCCTGCTCCTGGTCGATTTTAGCGCGCAGACCCAGCGCACGGGCGGTGGCATACGCGGTGGCGGTGGTACTGGTAACCGTATCCCATGCGAGGAAATCCGGCCAGATAACCATCAGCTCACGCTGGCTGAAATTCTGGCGGTAGGCTTTCACCTCGGAAATGGTTTTACAACCCCATGCGCTGATATACCCGAAGGCATTCAGTTCCTGGCATACCGATGCCAGTGCGACGGCGACCTCTTTGGTGTCCAGTCCCGGTACGCCGAGAATTCGCGGTTTAACGCCGGTAACCGACTCAGCCCCCATCAGGGCTTTCAGTCCGGTGTACTGACCGTTTTCGTCGGTGGTGCCGATAATATTGGAAACGGTCTGCGCGAGTTTCGTTTCCTCGTCGTCGCCGGTGCCGTCTTCCACGCGCACAACAACGGTGACCGGTTTTGACTGGTCAGCGATGGCCTGTAACGACGCCGCCAGCGTGCCTTTTTTACCGGCCTTTGCAATTGCGCTCTGCACATTGGTAATCAGCACCGGTTTATTGAGGGGGAAGATTTCCGCATCCGCATCGCTGGCCGTGCAGACCATGCCAACAATGGCGGTGGATACGGTGGAAATGACGCGGGTGCCGTCGTTAATCTCCAGCACCTGCACGCCGTGATGATAGTCACTCATCCGTTTAACTCCGTGGTTAATGGGTGCAACTATTTTCTGTTGTGCAGAGCATGAGACGCTATTTGACCTGGCTGGTCAGTGGATGAAACAACAGATAAAGAAAAGGCGGGCAATTCGCCCGCCAGTCCTGATTTGTACTCACTCATTTTCCGACTGACAATTTACTTAGCCCAAAAGCCATCAAATCTGACAGTCTGCTTTGAGCGAGGAGCGAAAGTTGGCAGCTGTTATTAATTTCACATATATCCTATTGAAAAATGCCAATCAAAAGTAGGTCGATTCAATCAGCTATACATTCACATTCTAAAAATTTGGTAATATGTGAAATAATGATGCACTGCAAAAGGAACTTATTAACAAAATTATGGGGGAGAAAATGGTTGGTGGCGTGTGGAATGACAAATTGGATGCGAAGGCGGCAGGCTGGGTAGCGGATGGTAACAAGAAAAGCGGTGGCCAAGGCGTGGCGTGTCCAGTGGTTCGTTCTGACATGAGAGCATTTTTAAAAGTATTGAAAAGCCAGAAAGACCCTGAGCGACGAGCTCGTATGTATCGCGAAGCAGTCGCTCTCTATACCTATGAACATCCGGGAATTCCATCTCTTATAGAAAGTAATTGCCATCGTTATGAACAAATGAATTACAAACTTTACTTAGTTACAGAAATAGTTGAAGGCCCAACATTACGTGAGTACATAGAGGAAAATGGGGCTATGTCATTTCAAGATGCGGTTGATATGATAGATCGCCTGTTGGATATAGTCGAATACTATCATTCTCGTGATGGCATTCACAGAGATATCAAACCTGATAATATTATACTCCGGTGTAATAACCCGGCTGATGCTGTATTGGTAGATTTCGGTCTCGCATGGCAACCTCAAGATAAGAACGCTCATGCTACTGATAATGGCCAAGAGCTAGGCAATCGTTTCTTAAGGCTCAATGAACTTGCGCCAGACAGTCCTAATAAACGAGATCCTCGAAGCGATATTACCTTTGTAGTAGGGATTTTATTTTACGTATTAACAGGAAAAAGCCCGTATGTTTTAGAAGAATCTGAGACTGGGCGTCGACCTCACCAACGCGATGGAGTATCGGAAAGTATTCATGCCGCTACTAATGGTTGGGCACTTTCAATGCTTGCATTGTTTGACCGTGGTTTTTCACCGCTATTGAATAGTAGATTTCAGACGGTACAAGAGTTGAGAAAGGAGTTGAAGAGGATGAGCGAAAATAAACCTACATTGGCGGATGGTGAGATTCTTTTAGAAATCAAAAAAAGGTTGGAAGCTCAAGGTGCTGAGATAAATAGTGTTTACATGAGTAAAATCAGGGAAGCTGTAAGCGAAATAATTTCAGTTCGTAATAACATCATAGAAGAGATCGGAGGTCATCTGTCTGGAGTTGAAACTGGATACTATAAATCTGAGCCCCGTCATTCTTGGTTAAACATAGGATTTGATACCCCTGGTACTTCGTATCCTCGTTTCCGACCTACATTTGACTTTCAAATTATTGCTGATGAACTCATCATTACTGTCTTTTCAGAAGATCGGCAGGGTGTTGCTAAAACTATCTGGCGCACGGATGTTTCAAACTCTGACTTTGGTGATATTTTCCGCCGTAAGATCAGAGAAATATTTGTCACTGGGTTGAGCGAAATTTTTAGTTAATAGCTTGTGCCCATTAATATTAATTTTTATTAATGCTTTAGTTAAATATGATGCTCAGCACCTTATTAATTAACACATAGTGAAGTTTATAGGGACAGCTCTTGGCACAGGGCTGCTGTTGCAGCCCTAACCCCCCTAGACTTCAGTGCTATAGATACGTTAGCTCACACCAGAGCTCATACAACTTATTGCGGCATTTCCGGCCATTCAGGATTTGCAGGATCCACACGACTGACCAGAACGCTGTAGCGTTCCCATGCTTCCAGTCGGCTACGCTCCTCATCTGTTGCCATGTTCAGTCTGACCGCGCGCTCCAGCGGCAAAATCACGAATTCAGCATCTGCAAGAAGTCTGGCTTTCCGGTTTTCTGCCTGCTGCTGCAATTCCTCTGCCGTATAAATGCGTTTAATCACTTTGCCGTCCTTAAACATCCAGTTCCCTGAAATGTTCGCCCGCCGGTTAGCAGTAATATCCGCCACTTCAACAACACTTAATCCATCCGGTCTGATAGCTGTCGCATCCTTTTCCACATAGCGGATGATATTATCTTTGTCGTACGCTATTTTTAGCGTGTCATCAGCAAAATACTTTTGTTCTTCGTACCAGTTCTTACCATCTTCTGAAAAAAACCAGACAACATCAAAGTCTTTTGTCAATTGATATTGTTCAACCGTTTTTGGATTACCTGCCGTTATATTTATCAAATGCTGCATAAATTATACCTGCGCCACGTTATACCAAGTCCCGTTAATGTATTTCTGCACCGGTCTGTAATATACGCCACCAATGTTATCGGCAGAGTTTGAGCCGGTATCCTGAACAATAATGCCGGAATATACACACCCGGACGGTGCCTGATGTGTCCATGTCATGCCATTGTTCGCAGGTTTGTATGTGGCAGCACCACCAAGCCGGATATCCCGGACATAGCGTGAATCAAAATTACTATAGTTAGATGGTGATACCTGCCCGTTAACAGCAAAAGTGATGCTGTTATCTGTATTTCTCTGACTGTAAAAATGCCAGCCTGCATCATCACCTAATTCAGCCACCACAGGACGACTTGAGTTTCCCCACAAATTGAATGCGGCTTCCTTCGTGGATGTATTGCTGCTGCTGACCGTGAACTTTTTCCCGCTACCGGCACGTACTTTGGTACTTGAGACAATATCACCAGTAACACTCAGGCCATGCCCCATTGATACAGCACCCGTGGCATCATTTATAATCAGTGGTCTTAAATTATTATAAGTACCTAATCTGTCACCTGATTTAGTCAACATAAAATAAGTGCTGCCGCCATCATTCCTGATAAAGAATCCATAATTGCCATAAGCAATGCGCAGACCATTAGCACTGAGTGATGTAATTTCACCTCTTGAACGGAGACCATAAGCGGAGCTGAGTGATAATTCTTCCTGAGCGTCATTGTTTCCTGTCGCCCAGCGAATTACCCCGCCCTGAACTGTTTCATGCCAGATAGTATCTCCTTCTCCACCACGAAACTTTCTGAGATATTTTTTGCCGCCTCTGGTGCCTGAACATAAGGCCGTAGACATATAGGCATTCTGGCTTCCGCCATCCTGATTAATCGTTCCGGTCATTGAGTCGCCCTGACGATTCCAGTCACGACGCCAGCCGGGGGAGTAGCCGTCCCCATGATTTATGTAAGTGAATTGCGCGCTGGTTGTACCGCCACCACTTGATGTTGTCGGCGTGGTCACTCGGATAGTGATTGCAGATTTAGTTCCCATGACCTCGACGACACAACCAGCCAGGTGGATATCACCACATCCGGTATCCGTAATGATTTTGTTATTTGCATATGACCAGGAGCCTTTGCACATCCAGTACGGATGATTAAATGCACCACGGGAATCCAGCCATTCAATAAACTGAGCGGTTGTCCAGTTTCCGGCTTCAGTGCTCAAAGCGCCGCTATAAGCACGACAGGCACCGATATTTTTCGTGAAGGTATCCTTTCCCGGAATATCCGCACCGTTCTGATCTTTCTGAAGACGTTTTTCAGCATTGTCATAGGCAGACTTCACCGCTTTTGGTGTTGCAGCCAGCGTTTCAGAATCACTGTTGGTGGCGCTACTGAGCTGGACAAGACCTTTTCGCGCTGTGGTGGCATCCTGTGCAGTGTATTTCCCGTTAGCAAGGTCATACGCTGTCTTAACCGCCTTTGGCGTTGCCGCAAGCGTTTCAGAATCGCTGTTGGTGGCGCTACTGAGCTGGACAAGGCCTTTTCGCGCGGTGGTGGCGTCCTGTGCAGTGTATTTCCCGTTAGCAAGGTCATATGCTGCTTTTACCGCTTTTGGTGTTGCGGCGAGCGTTTCAGACGTGCTGTTGGTGGCACTACTGAGCTGGACAAGGCCTTTTCGCGCTGTGGTGGCGTCCTGTGCAGTGTATTTCCCGTTAGCAAGGTCATATGCTGCTTTTACCGCTTTTGGTGTTGCGGCGAGTGTTTCAGACGTGCTGTTGGTCGCACTGCTTAACTGAGTAAAACCTTTGGCGGTCAGCGAGGCGTCCGGGTGACGTCGTGACTGTTCATGTTCTGCAATTTTGTCATCAACGTAATCCTGCGTTGCCATCACCGTTGTGGTGTCAATGGTCAGCGCCACTGAGGCCACACTGCTGACGATGATGACCATGCGGCAGGTCTGCGAACGCCCTGAGCCTTCGGCAAGAGCTGGCTTATAACTTTCAGCCATGTTCGCCACGGCAATTAACGTTCCAGCATCATCGTACAGGCCAAGCTCACGCATCCAGAAACCGCCCACCTCCGGCGGAATAACCAGCTCTGCGATAATATAATTACTGTTTCGTTTGTCCTGGCTGATTTTGTTCAGCGCATGTCGCCAGACTTCGTGGATAAGCCCGGTCTGTCCGGCATCCGGGACAGGCAATTTACCACCGCCATCCCCGACGGCCATCGTGGTAATGTTGACCTTCCGCCCTCCCGGCGCGGTTGCCGCTGCCAGCTTTGCTGCACCGGCAGTGGTGATAACGGTTTTGAATTTTGTGCTCATTATTCCTCACTTATCCGGGGTAAACCGTAATTACATCGCCGTCGTAAGCCACACCACCGGCGAACAGGTATCCGGGAATGTCCCGGGTAATGTTCAGGCCAATAAGGTGACGGCTTGCAGATTTGGCATCAGCAATCAGCCGTTCCATTTCCTGATACATTGCCTCTGTGATGCCACTTTCCAGTACACCAATATCAAGCCGGAAGGTGCCGGGCGGGTCGCTGTTTTCCCACCACTCCGTCACGTTGATGAGATAGCCGAGCGGCTCCACCACACGCCGGATTGCACCTATAGTGCCTTTATGACAGTGGATGAAATACGCATCGCGGATAACGGCGCGTTTTGTCGCTTCCGGCCACTTTTCATCCCACCTGTCGACCGAAAACGCCCACGCCAGCCACGGCAGCAGATTTGCCGGACAGGTGTCCGGGTTCCACAGCTCACGAATACTGACCGGCGTTTTTTCAATTTCCGCACAGGCTTTTGCGGCGGCGACCTCAAGCGGTGATGAGCCGGTCGGCAGCAGGCGCGAATCACTCATCCGAGCCTCCGGTCACGACGCGGTATTCGGTACAGAAAGACGCCTGCGTACTGTTGAGCACGATGTCGGCCAGTGGTGCAGCCAGTTCGACACGCTGCACGCCTTCCACATGCAAAGCGGCATAAATGGCAGACAGACGGATGTCACGCCCCAGCCGGTGCTGTGCCGTGATATACGCTTCCAGTTTTTTCACGGCGGCAGCGCGGATGGGTTCGCTTTCGGGACCAGGGTAAAGGTAAAGCGTGGCGTTTATCTGGTATTCAACGATGGCGGCAGACTGCACGGTCACGCGGTCGGCCACCGGCCTGACGTCCTCACCATTAAGGGCGTTACGCACCACCGCCAGCAGGTCTTCGGATGCAACACCGTTATTTTCACGTGACAGCACAGAGATGGTGACGCAGGCCGGAGACGGACTGGTGACAGAGATATCCGCGACACGCCCGTCGGCACTGCGACCATGATACTGATAGGCTCCCACCGACCCGGCGACGCTTAAGCCTTCAAACGCCTGCTGAATACGCAGACGATAATCCGTGTCAGATTCCATCACTGCCGGTGTCGGCGGGATGGTCGAATCATCTGCCGGGGTGATAGTCAGGCGCGTGGTGTTGTAATTGGCACCAATCACATCAAGGTCATTACCGGCTGCACAGGCCAGCATCACCGCCCGTGCGGCCTCATTCACACGCTGACGCCAGATAAGCTCGCGATAAGCATTTTCCTCCAGCAGTTTGACGAGAGGCTCGGATTCCAGCGTCAGGGTACGGGCGACCGCCTCCTGCTGGTCTTCCGGGTAAAGGGAAATCAGTGTCGCCTTGCGTTCGGCAAGAATGGTTTCAAAGTCCAGCTCCTCGACCACATCCGGTGCGGGTAGCTGGTTCAGGTCGATAATCGGCATGGTTTCAACTCACAGGGATGGTTAACGAAAGTGGCTGGCCGGTGTCGTTGTGCTGGCCGGTTAACGTGACCGTCATTCGCCCGTCAAAACTGCGCGCCGTGGTGACAGATGACAGGGTGACGCGGGGTTCCCATTTCAGTACCGCCATGTAACAGGCGACCTTAATCTGCAACTCAAGCGCCGGGGTCTGCGGCTGGTCAATCATTGACGCCAGCAACGAGCCGTAATCACGACGCATCACCCGTGAGCCGACCGGTGTGCGCAGGATATCGCCGATACTCTGGCTGATATGCTCAAGGTCAGTGACAGTCAGGCCATCACTGCGATTCATTCCGAGATAACGCGCTGTCATAGAGGACTCCCGGTTGTGCCGCCGCTGTCTCCTGGGTGTTTGTGGGTATGCAGTACCTTACCGTTTGATGAGAGTTCACCGCCGGTGTGTTCAATGTTGCCACGCATCGTCCCGCCCTTCTGTACTTCCAGCGTGCCGGTGATCAGCTTGTTGGTGCAGACCACCTCCGGTGTGTCCAGGGTGATGCGGGTTGACGCTTTCACCATGACCACCGGCACCGTGGCAGTAACAGAATCAGAAGCCGTCACGCTGGCCGTTTTAATTCCGCTTACCGTCAGTGAACTGGTTTCGGGTTCATACTCAATCACCGCCCCGTCAGGGAAACGGATATGCAGGGCATCCGCCGACGCAGACGGCGCGGGGTTATCGCCGGAATAAATCCCCGGCAGAACAAACGCCGTGTCAAGTTCACCGCCCACGGCCAGAATCAGCACCTGCTCCCCCACGGAAGGTGCCCACCATGTGCGCGAACGCCCGGCACGACAGGTCAGCCACTGAAGCCAGTCGGTGCACATGCCGCCGGTCTGCACACGGCAGCGACCGGCTTTAAGGTTGGTTTCGACGACAAGGCCGGTGCGAATCATGTTGCGCAGTGCGCGCGCGAGTTCCTGGATATTTGCGAGAGTGTTCATAACGGGAAGGATGCCGCCGGGTCATACCGACGGCAATGTGACGATGAGGTGTCGGGAATGGCACAACTAACGGTCGAGGTGAGCCAGGATAATCTCTTCAATCATCTGCACATCCTCACCGGTAAAGCCGAGCAGAGGACGCGCCGGATAATCAATTTTCTTACCGTCTTTCCGGGTTTCTTCCGACAGACCGAACTGATGCACACTGGCTATTTTCGGTGACTTCCCGCCGTAAAACTCCATTGATGCCTGTTCAGGGCTGGCGCGGATATGCAAAAAACGACTGGTGATAAGTTTCGCAAACATTTTTCGCTTAACGCGACCGGTCTTTTTTCTGGCGCTCTGCTGCTGGCGTGGCGCGTAGGGTGTGCCGTCCGGGGCTTTCTGAGCCATCACCCGACGCTGCTGACTCTGCCGCAGACGTTTCGCCAGTTCGGCACTCAGTCGCCGACGCCCTGACGGTGACAGCGACTCAATCAGTCCGGTCAGCCGGTCTTCAAAACGCTTAAACTCATTCATCCCACTTACTCACCAGTTCACCATTGATATAAAGCTCCATCGGGCGGGTGACCGGCTCCGGCGGCGGTGGTTCCGGGATATTCTTCACATGCAGCGCGCCGTCAACCTCACTGACCAGCGTGCGCTCGGTCAGCATCAGGCTGATGCTGATATCAAAGCTGCTGTCATTGTTGATGTCCGCATAAAACGTGAAGCCCTTTTTCTGGCCTTCGTCGGTGGTCATGATGTCGGGCTGATTTTCCCGCAGCCACGCCAGCACCGGCACGATGAGCAGGTCAAAATCACCGGTAAAGTCGGTCACAATAACATTGAGCGTGTAACGCTTTTCGAATGACAACGACGCCGCCAGCGTGGAGGCAATACTCCCGTTATCCACGAATATCCGCAGCATATCGGGGTTAGTTTTCAGCACCGTGACGGCATCAGTCAGCGCCCTGCGCAGGCTGTCGGGTTTGAGCATCGTTTTCGTCCTGACAGTGTTTAATCATTTTTACCTGGCTGGCACAGCGTGCCAGCGCGTTCTCAAGCTGCCGGATATCAGCACTTAAATCGCCGTTCGTCTGCGGGTCACTGCCCGGCATCGGGCAAAGGCTCACTTTCGGGCAGGCGTTGGCAACAATCACTGGCGTCGGTGCAGGCCGGGCGCTGGTGCAACCGGCGCACAGCATCAGGCAGGTCAGCACCGTACCAGCGGCGAAAATCTTCGTTTTCATTCAGTAACCTCGTGATGGTTTTCTCGCGCTCAGCTTCACGCTTCGCGGCGTTTTCCAGTTCCTGACGCAGTGCCACCTGCGCCAGCTCGTTTTTGTCTGCCCTTGTGAGCGCAACATGAAACTGATTTTTCAGCATGGTGATGGTCGCCTGCTGCTCGCTGGCTACGTTGTTTGCCCTGTCCAGTGAGGTGCGCAGGCTGGCGTTTTTATGCTTCGCCAGAAACAGACCCGTCACCGCCAGCGATAACAACACGACCAGCACAATCATCAGCCTTGACATGGTTCCCGCCCCTCAAAACGCTGACGGCAGGCCGTACGTATCAGCCGGAAGAACACCGATGCCACGAGATAAATCAGCGCGGTAAAAATCCACCCGGCAGCGACCAGCGAGATAAATGTCGCCACCATCACCACCAGAGCTACTGCCCGTCTGCGCCACGGCACCGGCTGCAAAAACAGCGACGTGACAATCTTCACGGCCAGCGATTCCGGCGGCAGCTCCCGTCCGTAGCGTTCCAGTACATACTCAGTGGCATACACGCCGACACCACCGGCAACCACACAGATAACCGTCGCCAGAATCGCCCAGGTGGCGACAAAACTGACGGCCACGCTCTGCGGGTAAATCAGGGACAGTGCCAGCATCAGCGCCAGCGACACGTTCAGCATCAGTGAAAGGGATAATTTCTTCATGGTGTTTACTCCGTTTAAGCCGGTACGCCGCCAGCGGTACGCCAGACGGTGACCAGTTTTTCCAGTGAATGCTCACGCTGACCGTAACCGGCACCCGGCAGGGACGCCCAGATATTGCGACAGCGTGAAATGGCGCGCTCAATGCGTCCCGCCCGGATGTCATCCAGTGCACCGCGTTCGCGGATCAACTGAATGGCAAGTCTGTCCTGTGACAACGGACTGAAATCCGGCAGGGCAAGCTGTTTGCGGTAATGCGGCCAGAACAGGTAAAGCTGCTGATAACGACCGGAGGCCGTGGATTTTTCACCGCGACGGTTAAACACCTTCGCCGGTCGGCCATGTGCGAACGGGTGGTCACTGTAGTCGGTGAAGATTTCCGGCTTCCCGTCCAGTCCGGTGACTATCACGTCATAGCCCCGGTTTTTCGTCAGCGGATGATTCGCCGTCCCTTCGGACACGGCCAGCATGTCGAGAAAGGCGGCGATATTCTGATGCGTGTTAATTACCGGCATTACTGTTTCCTCCTGCCCTTAAAACGGCGCTGAATGGCAATCTCAATCACCTGATAACCGGCGATACCCAGCATGGAGCCGATGCCGCACACCGCAGGCAGTGACAGGTCAGGGAACTGCACCAGAACAACACCGGCAACCATCGAGACAAAACCACCGAGCAACATGCGCCCGATAAACAGACGCGGGGTAATGGGTTCACCACCGGCAAGCACCTTGCCGACAACAATCAGCACCCCAATCATGAAAAGCGACAGGACGCTTTTTTCTTCTGCTGTCATGCGTTACTCCCACAGATTGACAGTTTCAGCCACGGGCGCGGTCTGAACGTCGGGCAGTTCGACGGCGGTGCCGTGTGGCAGCACCACACCCAGTTCAGCCAGTCCCGGATTTGCGGCGAGCACGGCCCCGACCACGCCCTCAGTGCGCCCGTAATACCGGACACAAATGGCGTCGAGCGTGTCGCCCTGTAGCGCAAAGGTCTTCATCAGATTTGACTCACGATGCAGCGCGGCTTGTCCTGGATGCGCGCCACTGCCCAGCGCATATCCCGCCACAGCTCATCAATGGTGCTGTCAATGCTGTCGGCCTTCTTGTCGCCTTTCGCACTGGCATCCACGCCGCGATAACGCTCATAAAGCGACGCGGTCGCCATCGCACACACGGCGCGCTCGTAGTAAAAAACTTTGATGCTTTCACCGTCGATATCGTCTGCCGGAACGTCCGCCAGACGCGTAAAACCGGCGGCAATTTTCTGTTCGCGGTACTCGTACAGCTCCGCATTTGTTTCCGCCATGCCTGACTTGATGGCCTCACGCAGACGGGCGGGGGCGACGGTCTGCTCAAGGCGCATACGTTCCCGGACGCGCTTCGGGTCGATATCAGGAAAAAAGAACGTGTTTTTAATCACCGGCTCGTCGCCTGCCGGTTGCGGGATGACCACCGTACCCTCACCGGACACGGGAGCCTCCTTTCGCGGAATAATCAGCGTCATCATGACTACCTCTGAAAAGTCGGGCGGTGGACGCTGGTGCAGTGTCAGGTGATTCACCCTCACTGACCGGCGTGCCGCCCTGGCGCGGGGCGCATTCGGTTGTTAACTGGCTTTCTTTTTCGGGCGTCCACGTTTTGCCGGTGTCGCACTCCGGGTCTTACGCGGGGCGCGGGTGGCCGCTTTTGGCTGTGGCTCCGGCTTCGGTTTCAGTTCCCGCTCCAGTCGTTCAATCTCTTTTTTGACGCCTGCCTGACAGTCGAGCTGTGTCGCACGTTGCAGGTGCGCCAGCGCACCTGCGGCATCACCAGCGTCACGCAGAAACAGACCGGTGATTTTGTGCAGCTTTGCGCGCACTTCATCAGGCATGTCAGCCGTGGCGGTCAGTTCAAGGGTCTCCGTCAGCAGGCGGGTATCCACAGACTCACCGGCAGCGTGAGCGCGCATGGCCGCGAGCGCCACCTCCTCGGTGAACATGTACGGCGGGGTGCGGCGGTGTTTACCCGGCATGGTCAGACCGTACTTCAGGGTATAACGGGCAATCTCCAGCGCACCGGCAATATCGCCGGTATCCAGACGCCACAGCATGACCGTCATCAGAATGTCATCCTGTGCACCTTTGCCCTGCTCCAGCACGCCGTTCACCCACGGCAACCAGAACGGCAGCAGTTCGCGTTTTTTCGCGGCCTTCAGCTCTTTTGAATAAATCGCTTTCAGTGTGCGCTGGTCTGCGGCCAGCTTGACCAGCATCTGCTCATAGACAGTTGCATGTCGCAGCGGGGCGGCTTCCCGCTGCGCGGTCATCGCTGCCGAGACCCGCATCATGTGGCGCTGTGCGGGACTCGTCATCGGTTACGCTCCCGGCTCTGCGGTCGCCTTAGCCGGTGTGGAGAAATCACCGACCTTAATTTTTTCCACCAGACAACCGGCGGCGTAGTCCTCCACCACGTAATCAATGTTCATTGACTCGTAGTTCTCCACGCGGTCGAGTTTCGGGTTTTCCTCAATCACGCGGCGATGGCTGTCATCCATGTAGTAGATGGACAGGTTTTCCAGCTTCGTGATGAGCATCGCATCCGCCGGGAAGTACGGGACGCGTACCGCTGGCAGGTTGCCGATGCGTTTCTGGCTGATGATGACGTCAGCGGCCAGCATTTCGCTGTTGTCCTGCTCCTTGTTGACGATGGGGAAATACTTGTCCGCCAGTAGCTGACGCCCCACAATCACCACAAGGTCAGGGTCTTCCTGATACCACGGCTCAATCAGGTTGTTGGTCGCATCCATCACCAGTGCATCGAGGCTTACATAATCACCGCCCTTACCCACGCGGATGACCTCAGAGGTGGTGCGGCCTTCCTCGTCAGTGACCTTGCTCATCACGCGCGCCGGGGCTTCATTGCGGTATTTCTGCAGCCAGCCGACCGCCACATCCTGCAGCATCGGGTTACTGCTGCGGTCAGAGGTTTCGGCACGCTTCACGCCGTTAAAACCGGCCATGATGAAATCAAGGGACTGGCGTTTGATAATGGCGTTACGGATACGGAGCTGGAAATCCTGATAACGCGCCCACAGGTCCAGCGTTTTGTAGCGGATATAAAAATCGAAGTTAACCTGGTCGCATTCGTACTTGTTGGACGCCAGCTTCGAGAAGTCCTTCGGCTGACGCTCGGTGCCACCGGCGGTGTCGGTGGTGCTGGCAATGGGGCCGGTGACACCGATACCAATTTTTTCCCCTTTCATTTCGCTGACCGGCACAATGTTGATGCGGGTCAGAAAGTCAGATGACTCCTGCATGGTGTTCATCAGGGTCTGGGTGACCGACGGTTCAACGGTGAATTTTTTCGACACATCACCGGCGTCGATGCCGTTCAGTTCGGCAACACGGGACAGGTAAGCATTAAATTTAAAACGGGTTTCCTGGCGCATATTTGTTCCTGAAATTAAGGGGTAATCGTGAAGGTTTTCCCGGACTGACTGACGCCGGTCAGCAGTTCGTCATCAGGGCGTCACCGCCACCACCGGTGGCCTTGCTGCGGCGCTGCTGGGTCAGACTTTCGGTGTTGTCGAGACTGTTTTTCAGGCGGGTGAATGCCTGGTTGGTTTCATCCGCCCTGTCAGTCACCTCCTGCTTAAGTGCGGAAAAGGCGTTTTCCATCTCAGCGAGGCGCTGCTCAGTGGCGCTCAGTTTTTCCTGCACATGTTCAGCAACAGCGGTCACCGCTTCATGCACGTCATTCAGACGGGCGTCATCGCTGGCCTGTTTGCGGCCAAAAATGGATTTCACCTTTTCGGTCAGGGCGGTGAACACGGTTTCAGGCAGGTCTTCAAATTCCAGCTCAACAGGCGTTGCCACTGAAATCAGGTTTTCAGGGCTTAATTTGAAGCGGTTCAGGGGGTTGTGTTTTGCCGTGCGGCAGAATTCCAGGTATTCCGTGCCGAGGCTTGCCGGGTCATCGGTGACGGCCAGACCCACCAGATAACATTTGCCGGTGTTGGCAAAGTTCGGCTGAATTTCCATTGAGGTGTAGACCTTCTGCGCGGCCTTGTTCATCGCGATAAGGTCATCGGTCGGGGTGATTTTCGCAAACAGCGCCCATTTGCCTTTCAGCGCCGAATCATCGTCAATCTTTTCGGCCTTCAGTTCGGCCACATCGCCATAACGCTTAAAAATACCGTCAGGCAGGATGCCGCGCAGATGTTCCAGGTTAATGCGGCAACCATAGACACGCGGGTCAAAGGTTTCGGCCATTTCCTGAATATCCTGCGCACTGATGACACGCCCGTCACAGGTGTCACCCTCAACGCCGATACGAAAGAATTTTGAGACTTTTTTTGCCATTGTCAGGAGTCCTGAATAGTGATTAGAGGAGTCACATGTCGGCATCAGTTTCCCGACGATGCGCATCCTCCGCCATCAGTCCCGGATGGCTTATCACTGACACAACAGTACCTTAGCGAATCGCGGGGCGCGACTCAGTAGCCTTGCCGTGTATTCATCACGGCGAGGTATTCATGACCATCACCACAGACACCACTCTTTTACACGACCCGCGTCGTCAGGCGGCGCTGCTGTACTGGCAGGGGTTTTCCGTGCCGCAGATTGCCGCCATGTTGCAGATGAAACGCCCGACGGTGCAGAGCTGGAAACAGCGCGACGGCTGGGACAGCGTTGCCCCCATCAGCCGTGTCGAAATGAGTCTGGAAGCGCGGCTGACCCGGCTCATCATCAAACCGCAGAAAACCGGCGGTGACTTCAAGGAAATTGACCTGCTGGGACGCCAGATTGAACGACTGGCACGGGTTAACCGTTACAGTCAGACCGGCAACGAGGCAGACCTTAATCCGAACGTCGCTAACCGCAACAAAGGCGGGCGGCACAAACCGAAAAAGAATTTTTTCAGTGACGAGGCCATCGAAAAGCTGGAGCAGATTTTCTTTGAGCAGTCTTTCGACTATCAGTTGCACTGGTATCGCGCCGGGCTTGAGCACCGCATCCGCGATATCCTGAAATCCCGCCAGATTGGCGCGACGTTTTATTTTTCCCGCGAGGCGCTGCTGCGTGCCCTGAAAACCGGTCATAACCAGATTTTTCTGTCGGCCAGTAAAACGCAGGCGTATGTATTCCGTGAATACATCATCGCCTTTGCCCGTCTGGTTGACGTTGACCTGACCGGTGACCCGATTGTTCTGGGCAATAACGGCGCAAAACTGATTTTTCTCGGCACCAACTCCAACACCGCGCAGAGCCATAACGGCGACCTGTACGTCGACGAGATTTTCTGGATCCCGAATTTTCAGGTACTGCGTAAGGTGGCATCAGGTATGGCCTCACAGAGTCACCTGCGCTCGACCTATTTCTCCACCCCGTCCACGCTGGCGCACGACGCCTACCCGTTCTGGTCGGGTGAACTGTTCAACCGGGGACGCGCCAGCGCCGCCGAACGCGTGGAAATCGACGTCAGTCATAACGCCCTTGCCGGTGGGCTTCTCTGTGCGGACGGCCAGTGGCGGCAGATTGTCACCATTGAGGACGCCCTGAAAGGCGGCTGCACGCTGTTCGACATTGAGCAGCTCAAACGCGAAAACAGCGCCGACGATTTTAAAAACCTGTTCATGTGTGAATTTGTTGACGACAAGGCATCGGTGTTCCCGTTCGAGGAGCTGCAACGCTGCATGGTCGACACGCTGGAAGAATGGGAAGACTATGCACCCTTTGCCGCCAATCCGTTCGGCTCCCGCCCGGTCTGGATTGGTTACGACCCGTCACACCGTGGCGACAGCGCCGGATGCGTGGTGCTGGCACCGCCGGTGGTGGCCGGTGGCAAATTCAGAATACTTGAGCGTCACCAGTGGAAAGGCATGGACTTTGCCACCCAGGCTGAATCCATCCGCAAACTCACCGAAAAATACAACGTCGAATACATCGGAATTGATGCCACCGGCCTCGGTGTCGGCGTGTTCCAGCTCGTTCGCTCGTTCTATCCCGCCGCGCGCGATATCCGCTACACGCCGGAAATGAAAACCGCAATGGTGCTCAAGGCAAAAGACGTTATCCGCCGTGGCTGTCTGGAATATGACGTCAGCGCCACCGACATCACCAGCTCGTTTATGGCTATCCGCAAGACCATGACCAGCAGCGGACGCAGCGCCACCTATGAGGCCAGCCGCAGCGAGGAAGCCAGCCACGCCGACCTCGCCTGGGCGACCATGCATGCCCTGTTAAATGAGCCACTCACCGCCGGTATCAGCACCCCGCTGACATCCACCATTCTGGAGTTTTACTGATGAGCAAGAAAAAAGGGAAAACACCGCAACCTGCGGCAAAAACAATGACCGCCAGCGCCCCGAAAATGGAGGCATTCACCTTTGGTGAGCCGGTGCCGGTGCTCGACCGCCGTGACATTCTGGATTACGTCGAGTGCATCAGTAACGGCAGATGGTATGAGCCACCGGTCAGCTTTACCGGTCTGGCAAAAAGCCTGCGTGCTGCCGTGCATCACAGCTCCCCGATTTACGTCAAACGCAATATTCTGGCGTCGACATTTATCCCGCATCCGTGGCTTTCCCAGCAGGATTTCAGCCGCTTTGTGCTGGATTTTCTGGTGTTCGGTAATGCGTTTCTGGAAAAGCGTTACAGCACCACCGGTAAAGTTATCAGGCTGGAAACCTCACCGGCAAAATATACCCGCCGTGGTGTGGAAGAGGATGTTTACTGGTGGGTGCCGTCCTTCAACGAGCCGACAGCCTTCGCGCCCGGTTCCGTGTTTCACCTGCTGGAGCCGGATATTAATCAGGAGCTGTACGGCCTGCCCGAATATCTCAGCGCCCTTAACTCTGCCTGGCTGAATGAGTCGGCCACGCTGTTCCGCCGCAAGTATTACGAAAACGGCGCTCATGCCGGATACATCATGTACGTCACTGATGCCGTGCAGGATCGCAACGATATCGAAATGCTTCGCGAAAACATGGTTAAGTCGAAAGGCCGCAATAACTTTAAAAATCTGTTTCTCTATGCCCCGCAGGGGAAAGCCGACGGCATTAAAATTATCCCGCTCAGTGAAGTGGCAACGAAGGACGATTTTTTTAATATCAAAAAAGCAAGTGCTGAAGATCTAATGAGTGCTCATCGCGTGCCTCCCCAAATGATAGGAATGATGCCCAACAACACAGGAGGATTTGGAGATGTAACAAAAGCAGCACAAGTCTTTGTACGCAACGAGCTAACGTTCCTCCAAGAGCGATGTAAAGAAATTAACTGTTGGGTTGGCGAAGATGTATTTCGCTTTCGAACTTATTCATTATGACCCATCACCGAAACAAACACATAACAAGATTAGAACCAACACAAATATAGTGTAAAAGATTACACGACAGGCATGCAAATGCATGCCTGTACAAGAGAACACTTCATGTAAAAGAAGTTATTTTTTGCTGCGCCTTCATTTTATAGAAATGCAAATTCACTCCGTCACTCAAAAGAATTTTCTTCTTTAACCTATTGGTTTCTGTTGAGTTTAGCGGATTCCTAGTGCTAACAATAGCACCATGTTTTTTTTCTTTAGCACCTACATTAATCACACCTGACTTTAAAGTTGTCACTATCTGTTTAACAGCTTTTTCAACATCACTTCCTTTAAGTTCAACAAAAAGATGTGAAACATCCTGATTGTTATAAATCTTCAAATAATGATCACACCGCTCTCCAACAACAATAGCGCAACCATCTATTAACTTATGCTCAACTTCCAACTCATTATCATTTGTGACTGACAATTGCGTTGACGTTCCTTTATCAGATAGCACAATGATTTTATTTTTTGTTTTTCCTTTGCAATTTTTACACATTCAATCACCTAATTCACAGTAGCCGAATATTCGATATCAATCAATGCATCAAAAGTCTCTGAAAAAATAGAGGAAATCCTATCTATTTCATTCGCATCTAATATATTTAGTTCGGAATCCAGTATTTCCGTCACTTTCCCAGCATTAACCATATAAGCTGTCACATCATCAAAATCAATAATTTGAGACTCTGGAACAAGCTTATATAAGCGTTCGATATCGGTATTATTCTTGCCCTTAATACACTTCAATGCATTACCTGCTTGAATCAAATTATTGAAGGCACTTAGAATATATGGACTATGTGTTGTTATTGTATAGCTACAATAGCTTTCTGCTTGGTTATACGCTGAGGCTATTAAAGATACAACTTTTGCTTGGGCAGAAGGAAACAGATGAGCCTCCGGCTCCTCAATAATAAAACTCTTACTAGTCATAGACTGTAAATACGGCCATGAGGATAACATTAAAGCCATTGGTAACGCTTCTTGCTGCCCTGAGCTCGAGTTGTTAAGATTCGTCTTCTTAGCAGCATGACGAATAAAATCCTCACCCTTTTCTGTTATATATTTTCCGCAAATCAACTCCTCCACAAGTTTATTAACATGTTGAGGCACAGCCCCCCTAAGCATCCTAATCATGTAATCTTGGTTAAATAATTTTTTTGTTTGTTCATACAGAGAACCAAACTCTGTCAAAAAGTAGTCAATTTCTATACTACTGGATAAAAATGAAAACACATTTTTTTGCAAATTAGCAAAAAAAGAGCGCCCTGCGGGGATATAAAAAACACTTTCAAGCTTTGTTTCTGGTTCTGAAAACAATCCTAGAGAAAGACATACTCGCAATTCATGTTCAATTCCGCGTTTACGTCTTCTCGTAACGCTTTCTGCAAGTGAATTCTCAATATTTTCATCTAAATCCTTTCGTACAATCAAACGAAGTTTAGCAATCGTCTTCGTTAAATTCTCAGAAAGGGCTATTTTCAATGACCCTTTGCTATTTTTTCGATTAGTAATCCGCACCCAATAGTGCTTATTACTATACTCAATAAAAAACTCATCATCAGCCCAATACTGCTGAGGGAAAATTTTACTAAACTTATTCTTTTGCTCCTTCAATATGTCTCTTTTAGTTTTACCCTCTGTTGAAGCTCGTAGTATATCCATAGGATAATCTTTAAAATATTTTATTAGCTTTGCAATGACACTTTTCCCCTGTGCCTGAGGCCCAATAAATATATTCACTTTCTTAAGAGGAATATCAACTTTTTGAATAGTGAGAAACTTATCAATCTTTATATTTTCCATATCATCTCCTTTGATGTGTTTTTAAGCGTAAACACCTTTTTATCATATGTACAAAAACACAAATACTCAACCATAATCCTTCGCTCTTCTGTTTATCTTACGCGCGGTGCTTTCCCCGCCTCGCCCGCCCGCTTCATGTGGCGGTTTTAATGCAGTTGCATAGATACTATGGATCCGCACCAGCTCTGACCGCAAGCAGCGGGAACGGGCATCCCCGACGCATGCAAAAACATTCACTTGTTGCATGCACGGCTTATTTAATGACAAATCAACTTAAGCGTCACCGCAGCTCCCACAAAAAACGTAACACCATGATTTTAGTGATATTTATGACTTTTTTAATTGCTTATTTAAGTCCGCCATATTGAAATCGTGCATTTTTTAGCCACCAATAACTTTAAAAAATTTACATTGCTTTCAATACCTTATCATCCGTAGTCCCTGCTTTTTACTTTGAGCTATATCAAAAAAAGCTCAAACATCCTTGATGCAAAACCAGTATTACACAACATAAAATGCAACCAGAAACAACGACATACTATATGTTGTGTTGTTCAGGCTCTCTGTTCGGTGATATGCCAGATCACTTTGCGTTTAAACAGAGCATTATTTCAGGGCAAGACTTCGCTAAATAGTAACTCCGCCTTAGAAGCGCATATATCGGCGGAAATTGCCCTCTGCTTACAGGAGGAGATATGAAGAAGTGCTATTACTGCATTCTCGTTCTGGCCCTCTTTGGCTATCCATATGGTAGTCCAAGTGGTTTGTCAGTAAACGTCAGTAATATCCATGTAAGTATTATTCTTTAGTATGCTTCAAACAAAAAAACCACCTGCCAGGGTGGTTTTTTTGCGCCTGTCATCATTCCGATGAAAGACTAGCAAGACTTCGCTCGAGATGAATTATGCTTCGACAAAAGGTCACTCGCAATGGTTTTATTAGCCGAAATAGATGCTCTTTTATGACTCGAATCAAATAGCTGCCTTAAATTACATGCTAGCGATTCAATACAATTTAGCCTTCTACTTCAGCATGCTATTGCTCCTCATCTGCCTTAGAGGCGCTTCGCATAATCCATTCAAAGGCATATAAAATCACGCTGCATTTTTACTCAAATGGGTAACAAAAATCCAGGCCACTCATCAGCGACCTGATAATTGAAAGATTTCCCGTAATAATTTACGGTCGCGCCACGCGCCAGCGCCTCAAGCTCCCATCGCTGCGGCCTGATACCGTTCTGAGCAAGGTCAACGCGGATACGGGTAATTTGCATTCTTTCCGACCGGGTCAGTCTGGCCGATGGTGCAATTTCATGTGGTTTTAACGGGCTTCCGTTTCTTTGCTGACGATTTGGTGTTCTCAGGTCGTGTTTTAATGCCCCCCTGAGCGCCCTCACGACCTCCGTGTCATTCCATTCGATAACACCGTCATCAACCAGATTAAGCACTGCTGCGGCGTGCTCAGAAGGTGTGGGAGCCGGTAACGAAGTATCACCACCGGTGAGCTTTCCACAGTTATTGACAGGACTCCGAGGCGCGGCGATGCCGCTTTTTAAAGTCAAAGGCTCAACGACCGGAACTTTCGGCACAATGCGCCAGTCCGTCGTTCTGGTGATATGAATATGACGCGCGCCGAGATGCGGCGCGTAAATGCCGACCACTCTCTCGACTTCTTCCTCGTACTCGTTAACGTCATCCGACGGGCTACGGGCGACTCTGACAGTCTGGCAATCACGCGGAACATTTGCCCCACCCTGTGCGCTGATATACAACGCAAAATCACCACTGTCTGCGGCGGCACGTGCAGCCTCAACGCGTTCGTCAAACTCATCAGCAATGCTGACGCCGCGAGGCAATTTGCGTAGTTCACGGTAAGCCCCCATTGTCGGCAGGCCAACCGTTTTAAATTGCGGGATGCGCCACGTTGACGCCCATGCGGTAACAGCCGCTGCAGTGTCTTTCAGCGGCCTGCCGGTGTCGTTATCGAGCTGACCATCCAGTGCATAGCCGTCGATGTTTTTTGAAATGTATTTCGCGATATATCCCGCAGCACCGCCCCGGTTAAGATGTTTTGCCTGAAAACGGTTTCGCGCAGCTCCTCTTTCGTCGCCATCCTCTTTGAGCGCGTAGCGACGCATGATTTCAATAATCTGGTTACGCTGGCGTGGATTACAAAAAAGCATCATATGCCAGTGCGGCGTTCCGTCGTGGTGTGGCTCGACGACACGCAAACCGTAGACCTGTAAATCATTATCCTTGAATGCCGTGCGCATCAGGCTCCAGATGCGGCAGAGATAACGCTGCGCATCCTTTGGATTAAATGCCTCATCGTTCCAGCCGTGATTTAGCTGGACGGCTTTACTTTCGCCTTTTCCGACCTGACGTGTCGGGTGATACTTTGACGGCGCGGTCAGCGTGATAAACATCCCCACATCACCCTCTGCGGCGGCGTAACGCTCAATACCGGCAATGGTGTTCATCAGCTCCATCCGGCGAATTTCTGGATTAGAAATACTGCCCATAACCTTACTGATAAGGTCGATGCGTTCGCCGGTTTCCCTGTTTTCAAGGTCACACGATTTAAGAAATTCCAGATTTGCCTGGCGGCGCGCGCGCACATCACGAATGGCATGTTTACTGGCATAAGGAGAACGGTCTTTATTGACCTCCCCGACAGCAATCAGTAACGCCTCATGCCAGCGCATACGCTGGCCTTTAAGCTGATGAGTCCACCACTCATCGTTAAACAGACGGGCAATGGCAGAATATGCCTGCCTCGTGGTCATCTGCCCTTTACGGTATTTTTTCCAGTAGAGAGGGGAAATATTGAAAGCACGTGCAGCGCCAGCAACATGACCATACAGGTGAGCCTGCGCCTCATCCGTAAACAGCGATTCTTTTTCGCCATGCGCATCCACCCAGGCATCGCTGAGTTCCTCATACATCATGAAAAGCTGCGATGAGATACGGGCAGCAAACTTTTTCAGCTCCTTGTCATTCATTCCCGGCAGGCGCGCATAGTGGTCACGCTCTGCCAGAAACAGTAACGACGCGTCGGTGTTCATTTCATGGCGCTGATTCACACGCTCAATGCGCGGCCATAAACGACGCTGAAAAGTGGATGTGAGGAAATAAAACCCGTGCACCGGGCTTTTATTGCGCCGGATGTAGTCATAGCGTGAAGTAAACAGCGAGCGCAAAAAGTAAGGCAGGCGGTTAATCGTGGATAAAACACCTTGCACCTGACGCATCTCGTCACGTGTAAGGGGTCTTTCGCGCCCGACGGCCTCGCGTGGCGCGTTCCATGCATAAGCACCGGTAAACGTCTTACCGGTGCCTGCGGCAAATGCTGACGGAGGGACACAACGCCCGGAGGCTTTAACTGCCATATGAGCCAAAAACCTCTGAACAACGCTTGCTGAGTTGCTCAACCTGCGCGTTTAAATCAGCATAAGACTTTGCGCTTCCGGTCAGAATATCGTGATGCATCAGGCCGGAAACGAGCTGGCTTAATTTCGGGTAATAACCAACCACCGACAGCCATTCCTGACCGGCGTTTTTACCGCTTTCCGCTCTCTTTTTCTCGTGGAGAATAAACTGAAAGCTGTCACTGGTAACGACATAACGTTCGCCAATTTCAATACGAATACTCATGCCGTTCTCCGGTAATGTTTGTTTTTTGCTTCAAAGACTGACTGACAGGAAACACAACGCGTGGCTGACGGATAAGCCGCACGACGGGCAGCAGGTATTGGCGCATCACACTCTTCGCAAACCAGCGAAGAAACACCGCAATGTTTTACCCTTGCCGCGTTAATCTGGCGCTCCAGTAATTCAGCCTGTTGTTCCTGAATAAAATCTACGTTGTCCGGCATTACCAGCTCCTTTTATCGTTCAGTTTCTTGAATTCATCAGCGCAATAGCTGGCGATTTCTGTCGTTAATTTTGTCAGCTCATCCACGGATGAAATTTGCTTGTGGAATACAGCGCGTTTAACAAGTAAATTGACCACATCAGACAGGAGGTTTAATTCATTCTGATAAATCGCGATAACAGATTCAGTTATGTCGCGTTTTTCTTTATCAAGACAAAGTTGAATAAGAGACAAATCGCCATTTTTCATAACGGCGATTTTTAAGGCGTTATTCAGTAATACAACTGAATGAGAACAGGACATCAAAGCACCTTCCCGCGAGACAATCCGATATTGTGAAATTTTTCCGACTCCTGACTGAGCAGCTCGACTATCTCCACGCGGGATAACTCCGCCTTTGTGATGTGGCGAATCATGGCGTCAAGATGAGAAGAAAAGCGCGTCGCAGCGTCGGCCTGTGCTTCGGTTCTGGCCTGTTGCAGCAGTAATGCGTATATACCGCACTGATTTTCAGAAACTGTATGCATGACTTTCTCCAGGCAAAAAGAAGCCCCGCACGATTAAGTGCGTTAAAAACTCTGGTTAATTATTTAATGCAGATATTGCTCTGGTTTTACCGACGTCAGAATTGTCGGTGCATACTCAAACAGACTGAATAATTCACGTAATGCACGGAACAAAGCATCACGCCAGTAACATGATTCTTCATTAATTCGCCAGTATGGCTGGTTGAATTCTTTTTCAGTCAGTCGTGCGTGCATAAATAAAGTGCGACGCTGACTGACTGTTAAAAAACTAATATATGCATACTCACTTGCACCAACCTGACGGCGTTTTGAGAATGCACCACGCAATTCATCAATTGCACAAACCAGTCGTTCACGTTCGACGTCGTTCATTTCTTCAAAACGCATCGTTGCGTGACGCTGTTTTAACTGTGCATGAAAGCAAACCGTTAGCCGTTCGCGCTCCATCATCTGATTATAATAATCACATGTATCCTGCCAGCGAGGGACGGCAAGATGCTTGCCAATTATCCGGCGCATAGCTGCTGGCTGTTTTTCAACGAGATTGAGCGTCATCACTGTCATTTCCATACCCTCCGGCTTTTCAGAAAGGTCAGAGCCTTTTTTAACGGACTCTGTTTTTTGGTGCGGATAATGATTCCCTTACGCCCCTTACCGTGGGTGATGGTGAAGTCAATCGCCCTGGAGCTTTCGTTACGCAGTAACTGAGCAATACAACGAGGCTCATTCATACGGTTCTCCTTAACGTGGTTCACCGAGACCTAACCACATCAACCAGCCGTCACGAATCTCTTTAGGGCGGCTTTCATAAGCCAGTTTTAGTCCGTTATTCCATGCCGGAAGGTATACCCAATATTCACCTGCACGACCTGAAGCTGATTGTGGATCGGTCATATCAATTACAGGCAGCTTTCCTTTATCGATCATCCGACGAACCGCTCCTGTCGATTTTCCTATTAGTTTTGCGAACTCCTGATAAGGAATCGCATCAGTCATGAGTGTTACTTGCTTGCTCATGTCGTCCTCTAGCCCTCATGAATTGCGTTTAATGTCTTATAATGCCTTTTAGTGCCCACATCCAAGCACTAAACAATCTACATCTAAACTAAATACTATTGAGATCTAAACACCATGTCAAACACGATAAGCGAGAAGATAGTCTTAATGCGAAAATCAGAGTATTTGAGCAGACAACAACTTGCTGATTTAACAGGGGTTCCGTATGGCACGCTGAGTTACTATGAAAGTGGTCGTTCAACACCTCCAACAGATGTCATGATGAACATCCTGCAGACCCCACAATTCACCAAATACACTTTATGGTTCATGACCAATCAGATCGCTCCTGAGTCCGGGCAAATTGCGCCCGCTCTCGCACACTTTGGGCAAAACGAAACAACGTCGCCCCACTCCGGTCAAAAGACTGGTTAACAATTCATCGTGAATATATTCATCACAAGTGCCTACTATTGGTGGCTAAATTTCAGCCACCACGAAAAAAGCGATTAGTAGTCGCAAAAAAACACACCACTCGGAGGGTTTTCTGATGGCAATCAAAAAACTCGATGATGGTCGATATGAAGTGGACATCCGCCCTACTGGACGTAATGGAAAACGCATCCGTAGGAAGTTTGATAAGAAAAGCGAAGCTGTCGCTTTCGAGAAATACACGTTGTACAACCACCACAATAAAGAATGGCTATCAAAACCAACAGACAAGCGACGTCTGTCGGAGCTGACACAGATCTGGTGGGATTTAAAGGGTAAACACGAAGAGCATGGGAAATCTAATCTTGGAAAAATTGAAATCTTCACAAAAATAACGAATGACCCATGCGCATTTCAAATTACGAAATCGCTTATCAGCCAGTACTGCGCCACCCGAAGAAGTCAGGGTATTAAACCTTCGAGTATCAATCGTGATTTAACATGTATTAGCGGCATGTTTACAGCCCTGATTGAAGCGGAGTTATTCTTTGGTGAGCACCCTATCAGAGGGACAAAAAGGCTTAAGGAGGAAAAACCAGACACAGGCTATCTCACGCAGGAAGAAATTGCCTTACTGCTTGCTGCTCTTGACGGCGACAACAAAAAGATTGCGATTCTTTGCCTGAGTACTGGAGCACGTTGGGGAGAAGCAGCTCGTTTGAAAGCAGAAAATATCATCCATAACCGCGTCACGTTTGTTAAAACGAAAACAAACAAACCACGCACCGTCCCGATCTCAGAGGCTGTTGCCAAAATGATCGCGGATAACAAACGAGGTTTTTTATTCCCTGATGCTGATTACCCTCGCTTCAGACGAACAATGAAAGCAATAAAACCGGATTTGCCAATGGGGCAAGCTACACATGCACTAAGGCACAGCTTTGCCACTCATTTCATGATTAATGGAGGAAGTATTATCACGCTACAACGGATACTAGGTCACACGCGGATTGAGCAAACTATGGTTTACGCTCATTTTGCGCCAGAGTACCTTCAGGACGCCATTTCTCTTAATCCGCTAAGAGGTGGTACTGAGGTCGAGAGTGTCCACACAGTGTCCACAGTAGAGTAACGTTTAAGGGCTTTCAGTGGTAATTTATGCCGCTCAAACCCGCATTGTACCGTTGAAAGCCCCTACTGTTGACACCCTAAATCTCCCTTACACGGGCTTATTTTTTATGCATAAGCCCTATCCCTGGTCACCGTCTTCCATTGACCACATCGATAGAATCTCCCTTCATAGCACGATGCCTTTCACGTAACGGCATCGTGCTCGCACAGGTTCCGGCTAAGCACAACCAGAACGCGCATATTTGACGCTTACCAAAAAATATTCTCACTCTCCACATTTGAATGTCAGACGAGCGACGCCATGTAATCCTGCACCTTCTGTCTTCAGGTCAACTATCTGCATTTTTTTGCCCTGAGTAACACAGAAATGGGCTGCATCATTTTTTACTATATTTTCTGCACCAGATATTCTACCCCTGGCTAAAGAAGCTTCGGCTTCGGTGTAGTATTGGTTATCGAGTTTACGCTGAATATTACTTTTATATGCAAGGCCAAATTTACCGATACTTGTCTCATCATTATGCACAGCACAACCAGACATAAGAAAAACACTAATTAATGATATAGCAGCTATTTTATTCACCTCACCTTCCCCCAT